ATTCTTTTACTCCTAAGTTGCCTATACAAGGATTCACAGGAGAGATTAATCCAGGATTTAATTCCGGCACATTGTCCGGAATGAAATTTTATGTTACAGCCACTAATGCTGACAGTTTAGGTAATCAACCTGCAAGTTCTTATGTAAGAAATGATACCAACAATATTATCAACGGCGGATTAATTCTTACTTCAAATTTAGGATTGATTATCGGTGATGCAAGTCAAGGTCAATTTAACATTTCTGACGGTAATCTTACAATCGCTAATATTGCGTCTAACAAAGACATTACATTAACAGTAAGACGAGATGTTATTGCTGAACAAGCAATTAAGATTAGATCTTTATCGAGAAAAATAAATCTTTATGAAGGTATACCTGATAGTGAAGTAGATGTTGGCGGGGATCTAATTGTACAGGGAGATCTTACAGTTAATGGTGATTTTGTAACTATCAATACCAGCACATTGACTGTTGAAGATAAAAATATAGTATTAGCCAAGCAAACCAACACTTTACCTACAGACGGAAATGCTGCTGGTGGCGGAGTGATATTACAAGGCGCCACTAGTCATGTGTTCTTATGGCACGATGTTGGTCAAGTAGCAACTTCTAACTCTTCGGAAGCGATTGCCGATGGGTATAACGATGCATGGCCTCAGTTAGCCAGCGGTGCTTGGAACAGTTCGGAACATATCAATTTAGCATCCGGCAAAGAATTTAAGATCAATGGTGTTACAGTTTTATCTAGTACATCGCTTGGTCCTGGTATTACAAGTATTCCTGGCGTAACTAGTTTCGGTGCGCAAACTCAATTTACAGTAGATGATCTGTTTATGGATAACAGTACTATTGAAGTGACTGCTCCTAATACAGATTTGACGTTAGATATTAACGGCACAGGTACCCTTAATTTAAGCAGTAAGAAAATTACCAACGTTGCTAATCCAACTTCTGCTCAAGACGCCGCTACAAAAAATTATGTAGACAATACAGTGCGAAGCAGAAGTATCGTGTTAAGTATGGATATTTCCGACGGTATATCTAACTCTGCTATCGCCGGATTAGTTGAGCAGGTAGCCCCTGCTGCTGAATATGCGAATGGAACTATTGCCCGTGTACTATGTTCTCAATTAGTAAACGGTACTACATCTTTAGACATCAATCCGTTATTGTCTACAGGTACTACTGAATTTAACACACCAACTGGTACTGCATTCGGTGTTAGCAGTATTGCTTTTGGATTAGCCACTGTAGCAGCACCGGGTATCCTTGTGTCTAGAACTGTAAAAACATTCCAGATCATAAGCAGTGCTTGGTCGTTCGTATCATGATAAAGAATTGGAGCGATAAATGGCCTATGTAATTAATAAAACTAACGGATTACAGTTAATAGTCTTAGAAGACGGAACAGTAGATACGTCAACTAGTGTAGGTTTGGTAGGACGTAACTATACAGGTTACGGCGAAATTCAGAATGAAAATTTCTTAGGCCTTTTAGAAAATTGGGCCAATGCTAATCCTCCTTCTCGTCCAATAAGTGGACAGACATGGTTTAATACTTTTAATAAAACTCTTAATGTCTATGAAGGAGACAAGTGGGTACCTGTCGGGTCAACAGTGATTCAAAATACCAGTCCCGAAGGCATCGCTGGAACATTATGGTTTAAAGGTTCAACAAAACAATTATTTGTCTATAATGAAAATGCATGGAATCTTGTTGGACCCGAAGGACTTGAGGGATTCGGAGAAACTAGATCTATTTCTACTTTTCTATTAGATTCAACTGGTGCTCAAAGACCAATTATATTAAATGTTGTAGATGATAAAGTTATATCTATGACAGCCAGTTCGGCATACCTTATCAGGGCCAACGAACAAACTCATATCACTAACAAATACAATTTAGGTTATACCGATAGCGTGTTAAGAACAGTTAGTTCTGGTGTTAACCTAAATATGTTTCCTTCTTTTGGTAATAATTTTATAGGTGCATTAGACGGAAATGCAGCATCGGCTAGTAGACTAGAAACCCCAAGATTTATCAACGGCATTGCCTTTGATGGACAGAATGATATAACAATAACTTCATCAACTACAGGTACACTGAATAGGGGTAGTTATCTAACAGGGAATAATTTTAACGGTTTAAATACCGTGACTTGGGCTGTTGATGCTAGTTCATCTAATTTAATAGGTAAAGTTGTAGCCAGAGACAGCGCCGGCGACTTTGCTGCCGGAACAATTACAGCAAATTTAGTAGGTAATGTCACAGGTAATGTAACTGCTACAGAAGGCACAAGTTCTTTTAATGTAGTACAAGCCAACGAGTTTGTAGGAGCGCAACTATCTGGTAATGCGTTTACTGCAACTAGACTGAAAACTCCTAGAACTATAAACGGAGTAGCGTTCGATGGCAGTGCTGATATCACTGTTACTGCTGCTGCAGATACATTGACAGGTACACAGTTAGCGGCTAACATTGTTCAATTAGGTACACTGAATCAATTGAATGTAGCGGACACTGGAATATCTATAGGTAATTCCGGTCAGTTAGATATTTTTATTGATGTGTCTATTCCTACTATTAGAGATACTTCATCACAAGGCATTACTTTTAATATTATCGATAATACTATAGGCGATGTAGATTTCAAATTAATTAACAGTACACTGTCGCTATCTCTAGGAGGCGCTAACGCACCTGCATTTGTGCCAGAAAATGACAATGTAACTCATTTAGGTATTGTTACTAAACGTTGGAATACTGTTCATGCTAATCTATTTCAAGGTACTGCTACTGCTGCACGTTATGCCGACCTAGCAGAAAACTATCTAGCAGATGTAGATTATGAACCAGGTACAGTTTTAGAATTTGGTGGCAGTCAAGAAGTTACTGTAGCAGAAGATGAAACTCGTAAAGTGGCAGGAGTTGTGTCTAGTAATCCAGCATATTTAATGAACAGCGAATTACAAGGCGATCATGTAGTTGCCCTAGCACTACAGGGAAGAGTTCCTTGTAAAGTTAGAGGCAAAATCCGTAAAGGAGACATGCTAGTCAGTGGCGGAAACGGCTATGCTAGACCTACTATAGATCCTAAAATAGGCACTATTATCGGTAAAGCACTGGAAGATTTTGAAGGTACAGACGGAATTATTGAAATTGTAGTGGGCAGAGTTTAATAACAGGGTACGATAAATAAGTGTATATACGGAGTTAATCAATGGCATATCAAGTAGACAAGTTTAATGGGACGAGATTAGTCTCTGTAGAAGACGGCACCATTGATACCACTACCGACATACGTTTTGTAGGTAAAAACTACGCAGGATACGGTGAAGTACAGAACGAGAATTTTTTACATCTATTAGAAAATTTCTCAAATACCAGTGCTCCTCCTAAGGTAGTAACCGGGCAGATATGGTATGATAGTGGTAATAAAAAGTTAAGATTTTATGATGGTAGTCGTTTTAGGACTGCCAGCGGTGCAGAAATAGGAACGACAGCCCCATCCGGGCTTCAAGCAGGAGATTTTTGGTTCGATACCAGCGCAGAACAGTTGTATGCTTATAACGGTTCTACGTTTGTTTTGATAGGACCAGAAACCACCCCAGAATTAGGTGCTGCCTCATTAACGGCACAGGTGGTAAAAGATACTTTAGGCACTAATCACAGCATAGGAAAAATTATTTCCGGCGGTGATACCATTGCTATTGTTAGTAAAGATGCGTTTACTCTAGACAGTGGGTTGAACCCCATTACTGGATTTACCACAATAAAGAAAGGTTTGAATCTTGTTAATACTAACGGATCTACTGGAGTTACCAGTACAGACCACTTCTATTGGGGAACAGCATCAAATGCTGCTAGATTGGGTGGTTTTTTGGCCAGCGAATATGTAAGAACTGGAGAAGTTCGATTCGATACAGAAGTGAATTATTCGGATCCTGGTTTAACCATTGGCGGTAATTATCCTTCATACAGTAAAGATCTAGTTCTTAAAATAGAGAATGGTGATGAACCAATCATTGAATCTAGATTAGCCAGCCCATTAACTCTTCGCGTAAGAGTTTCAGCCAGCGATGAGCGTAATTTTTATATTACTTCTACAGGCTTTTTGCCAGGAGCCAATAATTTTTACAATTTAGGTTCTTCTACAGAAAATTGGGCTAATGTTTACGCTACGACATTTACAGGAAATCTAAGTGGATCAGTAACTGGTAACACGTCTGGTACACATACAGGTCCAATGGTAGGCAATTTAACCGGTAATGTGATTGGAAATTTAAATGGCACAGTCACAGGAAACGTTATTGGATCAGTTACTGGAACGGCTAGTAATGCTTTAACCTTAAACAGTCTAAATAGTGAATTTGGTGCAGTGGCAGTATCGGTGGCTATCAGAGACGCATCTGCCAATCTTACAGCAAACAGATTTATTGGAATCGCAGATAAGTCAGATAGATTAAAAATTGATGACAGTGCTACAGATACAGATCCTAGTTATAGGTCTGCTAAAACTCTTGCTTCTGGTAATACTATTGCAGCCAGAGATAGTTTAGGTAATTTGTTTGCAGTTTTGTTTGACGGTACTGCTACAGCAGCGAAATATGCTGACCTAGCAGAGAAGTACCTTACAGATCGTGAGTATGAACCAGGTACAGTAGTGACAGTGGGCGGCGAAGCAGAAGTTAGAGCCACTGTTTTTGGAGATCGTGCTATCGGAGTAGTAAGTACAAATCCAGCATTTATGATGAACAAAGAGTTAGAAGGTGGTACATATATTGCCCTAAAAGGTCGTGTACCGTGCAAGGTAGTAGGATCGGTACGCAAAGGCGATCGATTAGTGGCTACAGAAAATGGTTGTGCTATCGCTGCCAGTTTCCATCAACATCCAGATGTTTTTGGTATCGCTTTACAAAGTGATCAAGATGTTGGCGTCAAAACTATAGAAGTGTTAGTATTATAAGGAATAGAAAATGCCAATCGGTGATTTAATTAGTGTAACAGACTATAACAATATTAGAACTAAAATTTCTGGTATCATGGGACCAGGTTCTACTAACAGTGGATATGGTCAAACTTTGAATGCTCCTACAGCATTATCATCAGGAGCCACAGTAACTAAAGCACAATGGGACAATTTAAGATTTGATATCTATAATGCCATAGTACACCAAACCGGTTCAGCACCTAGTATTACTACAATTAATGAAGGCGATGTTATAAGATACGGAACATCCCATCCTAATTTTCAATATAACACATTAGCAGATCAAGCCATAACAAATAAATTCAATTTAGGCACAGGGCAGTTTGTTACAGAGGCTATTGGATCACAATCAAGATTCTCTAATTGGACTTCTTTAGTTACTTCCACAGTCACAATCAATTTTGCAGACAATAATGCCTGTAGATATTTCTTTAACAGTGGCGGTAAAATACGATTTGCCAGCACTAGATCAGGCGGGTCAGGAACTCTTCAAGATCAAAGATGGTCTAGTTTATTAAGTGGTGCAGGCCAGCCGTTCTTTGCCGGTAATTCTACTTTATATCCTGCCTCTGGCGGTAATGCCACATACAATAATATTGGTTTTTGGCAATTGACCACATCTGATCAACAGGTTTGGTCATTCCAAGCCAGTAGTCCCTATACTGCAAACACATGGGTGTTGCAGGCTAGATTGGCAAGTGGAACTACCAGTACCGCAACATCCGTTATACTAACAGTAAGATGGCAGGATAATTATGTTGATCCTGCAACATCTCCACATACACCAACTACCGTTCTTCCTTTTGACGAAGTAACAGGAACACTATCATTAAGTGTAGATCAAGTACGGGCTAGAGGCGAGTTGGCTCCTTCATTGATTCCTAACAGTTTTGCTATTACTGGCCCGATATTAGTCGGTGGCGGTGCATCTACAGTAGGCGCTATTTCCGGTAGTTAATTTTTCCTCCTATAAAACCACATATAAATAATGTGCGTATTTTATAGGAGTTCACATGGACGAACGTCTGGCTAAAGCCCTAGATTTTTCAAAATTTAGGCAAACACTAACATTAGAACGTAAAAATCTCAAAGAAAAAATTGATGCTAATCTAACCTACGGTTATAATGGAGGCATCTTTAAAATTGATAGATCTTTGATAGTATTTGTTCAAATGTTAATCGACCAACAGAGAACTGAAAATGTTCCTCTCCTAGATTCAAATGACACACCTATTTTAATTTCTGATTTGAATACCTTCAAAGACGAAATATTAGATAGGTATATGACTGCGGTTTATGAATATTTTAGGCAGTACGAAAAAATAAAAAAATCTAGATCAGTAGATAAACTTATAGAACTATGAAAAAAGGAATAGTTATTTTCGCTCATAACAGCCGAAAGGTTGATTATAGTCTTATGTCTATAATCGCTGGCGGCCTAGCGAAAAAGCATCTTCAGATGCCAGTCTCTTTGATAACTGATCAATCTACTATGGATTGGATGAGTACTAGCAGTGCTATAAAAGATGCCGAATCTGTTTTTGATCAAATTATTATAACCGAACGTCCTTACTCAGAAAATTATAGAACATTAAGTGATGGTAATCTTATAGACAATGTTCCTTTTATTAACAACAATAGATTTTCAGTTTGGGATTTAACTCCTTACGATAGAACATTATTAATTGACAGTGATTTTTTAATTTTTTCAGACAGATTAAAATCTCATATTGATTCTGATATTGATCTAATGATTGGAGAATCTATGATCGATCTAGGCGGAAATCGAGTAGGCACTTTAGACAAGTATGTTTCAGACACTGGCCCTAACTTATATTGGGCAACTAATGTAGTTTTTACAAAAAATGAAAATACAAAAATATTTTTTAATTTGGTAGACTACATAAAAGAAAATTATTCTTATTATTGTGATCTTTTTAGATTTTATCCTAGACCTTATAGGAACGATATTTCATTTAGCGTTGCTAAACATATACTAGACGGATATAACAAATCTCAAGAACAAAGTTTACCGTCAATACCCACAACTACAGATAAAGATCTATTAGTGGATATAGATGCCAACGGAAAATTAATTTTTTTAATTAATCAAGGTAATGACGATTACGTTGCAATCTCTATCAAGAATCAAGATGTTCATGTTATGAACAAACAGAGTTTGATAAGGAACAGTGAAGTTTTGCTTAAATTAATATGAAATTTGGATATTTACTAATCACCTCAAAAAACGAATCTGTTAACTATAACAAACTAGCCTATGCGTTAGCGTTGAGTATAAAAAACACACAGAAAGAAGGGTATGATCAAGTCTGCTTAGTTACAGACGATTTGTCGTCAGCAAAAAATTTTACATCTTCGTGGGTGTTTGATCAAATAATAGAACATCCGGGACACACTGGTTGGTCTGGCAGAAGTTATATGGACCAATTGAGTCCTTTTGATTACACAGTCTGTTTAGATGTTGACATGTTATTTTTAAATGATTGCAGTCATTGGGCACAATACTTTATTGAAAATACAGATTTGTTTATCACAGACAGAGCGTTTACCTATAGAGGCGAGCCTGTAACTTCCGATTATTATAGAAAGACATTTACGGCTAATAACTTGCCAAACCTATATAGTTATTATACATTCTTCAAACGAGATTCAGATCAAGTAAAAGAATTTTTTACTTTACAAAGGGAAATTTATAATAATCCTACAGAATTTTCTAATGTTTTTCTCAACGAATTCAAACCTAAAATAATTGGAACAGATGAAGCGTTTGCTTTGTCTGCAAAATTGTTAGAACTAGAATTTCCTAAATTAGAATTTCCTAACGTAGTACACATGAAAGGTCAAGTACAAAACTGGCCTTGGCCTGCTGACGAATGGACCAATCATGTGGGATTTTATTTTAACAAAACTGGATTAAAAATAGGAAATTTTCAACAGAAAGATCTTATACATTATGTTAATAAAGATATTATCCTGGATGAAATAATCAGTATACTTGAGGAAACAGCATGGAAGAAGTAATTGACTTCGATCAATGGTATCAAACTCATAATATAGAAATTGAGTACTGGGCAGTTTATGATCCTGAAACGGGTAAAGTAAAAGGAATATATCCTAACCAATCTGCAGATTCCTTCGAACATAAAATTAAAGTAGATCAAGAAACAGGAGAAGCCATAGGTTCTGGAAAAATATCATTGGCTAATTGTTATATTGATTTTGAATCAGATACTCTTGAAATAATAGAAATTAAATCGTTGATTAAAATTGACGATGTTCTACACAGAATAATAGACAGTCGCTGGGCCGATTCAAAAGATCCCGACCTAACAATCAGTGTCAAAGATAATAATTTAATTTTTTCTTTGTCAGACAAAGTAAAATCAAAAAAAAGGATTCATTATAACGGTGATACTATAATGGATTTTTACATCACTGAATACAACGATCCTAATATACTTTTTGAAAAATTTTCAATACAATTAAATCAGTTAATTGACGAGGAAAAAAGTTTTCAAATTAAATTGCCTCAAAAATTTAGTGTGTATACACGTCGCATTTTTAAAAAATATATTCTTATAAATGAAAACAATTGAATTTGATGTAATCTTTTTAAGTTATGACGAGCCTAATGCAGATCTGCATTATGCTGATTTATGCAGTAAGGTACCTTGGGCTAAACGTGTACACGGTGTTAAAGGTTCCGACCATGCTCACAAAGCCGCAGCAAATTTATCAGATACTGATTGGTTTATCACTGTGGATGCTGATAATATTGTAGATCCTAAATTTTTTAATATTGATCTAGATATGAGTGATCCTAAGATACAGGTCTATGGATGGTGCGGTCGTAATGTGATCAACGGATTGCGTTACGGAAACGGCGGATTAAAAATTTGGAAGAAAGATTTTGTCCTTAACATGAAAACGCACGAAAACTCAGATAGTGATCGCGGACAAGTAGATTTTTGTTGGGAAGATGGATATCGTAACTTTCCTTTAAGTTTTAGCGACAGTATCATTACAGGTTCTCCATTTCAGGCTTGGAGAGCAGGATTTCGAGAAGGTGTTAAAATGACCTTACTTGATGGTGTTAAAGTTCCTGCACAAGAAATACAACAGAGAATATGGTGGCATAATATCCATAGACTGCGCATGTGGTCTACAGTTGGTAGCCATGAAGAAAATGGAATCTATGCAGTATATGGTGCAAGATTAGGCACATGGATGGCCAACTGCACCGAATGGAATTATGTAGATGTAAGAGATTTTGAAATACTTAGAGGTATATGGCAGCAGTACGGAAAACCTTATGAAGAAGTTAACGAAGACGGCCTAGTTGACGAAATAAAAAATCTCGGAGAAAAAATAAAATACAATCTAGGATTAGATTGGCCTTGGCTAGATGCCCAACAGAGCAAATATACTTTGGATTTATATAATGAAACTATGAATCTAAACGACACTTATTTCCGGATGCCGGTGCCTGCAGATGTATGATATTTTTTACGTTTCAAAAACAAAAGGCAATGATGATGACTGGGCAACATTTAAGTCAGAATATCCTATTGCACAACGTTTAACAAATGTAACATCCTACGAACAAATTAAGTCAAAAGCATTTACAAAAATGTTTTGGGTAGTGTGGGATGATCTTAATTTACTAAAAACATTTAATTTAAATAATTATAGAGCAACAAAATGGGACGATATGTATGTTCACGTTTTTAAAAACGGAGAACATTATGACGGAGTTTGTTTATTTCCTAAATCATTAAATGTTTCTCAGAAAGAATTTCATCATAGATTTTTTACAGCAAAAAAAGAAATAGAGATTAACGCCAGTACTCCAAAGAAATATAATATCTATACTCCGCAATCATATGATGAGTACAAGTCTATAGAAGATGAAATGTTCTGGTGTGTATGGCCAGAGGTTGAAGTTACAGACGAATCTATTTTTGATTTATATTTCAGCCATCATAACACATATGATCGCAGAGAAAATCATATTTTTAAAAACACATGTAACGAAGTTGATTCGTATATGAGTGGCATCGTGCTTTGTAGCAGGTATAAGCGAATTTCATCTCGAGAGTTTGAAAAACAATATCTTGTTGATAAAAAAGAATACGATGTAACTGCCAGCAAATTTAGATACCCTAGGCATGTTATACATAGTTATGAACAATACTTAGAAATTTTAAACAACAAAAGCCAAAGTATGTTTTGGGGTATATGGCCAGAGATTGAAATAATTGACACAACAATACTTGATTTTTACTTTGATCCTAACAATAAAGAATATGATGCTGACAGACATCAAAATCATATGTTTAAAAATTTATGTAATAATGAAGAGTCTTATCTTAACGGACTTGTTTTATTTTCTAAAGAGAAAACCATATCGAAAAAAGAATTTTCTCGCAGATATCTAATCGAGAAAAAAGAACATAACAAGGTTGTTAGTCGTTATAGATATCCTAGATATGTTATGCATAGTTATGAGCAGTACTTAGAAATTTTAAACAATGAAAGTCAAAAAATGTTCTGGGGTATATGGCCAGAAGTTGAAATTATAGATCAATCTATTTTTGGTTTATATTTCGATCCCAGAGACTGGAAAGAACAATACGACACCAGCGAAAATAACACATTTAAACATAGTTTCAATGATAAGATAATATCAATGAATAGTCCAGTATTATTTTCTAAACAGAGTCCTATAGGAAAACGAGAATTTTCTCATAGATTTTTAACCAATAAAAAAGAAAATGATAAAGTTATCTCCAAACATAAATTATATGATGTAGTTTTTATAAGTTATAATGAACCGAATGCAGATGAAAACTATCAAAAATTACTAGATAAATGTCCCAGGGCTAAGAGAGTACACGGTGTAAAAGGAATACATCGGGCTCATATTAAGGCAGCGGAATTGTCAGAAACAGACATGTTATGGATAGTGGATGGTGATGCTATCATATCCAATGATTTCAATTTTGATCTAGTATATTTTAGTTACAGTTATGATGTAGATTGCGTTCACGTATGGAGTAGTCGGAACCCTATTAACGGTTTAGAATACGGATATGGCGGAGTAAAATTGCTTCCAAGATTATTAACATTGAATATGGACTTAAATACTGCCGACATGACTACATCTATATCTAAAAAATTCAAATCGATGAATGTTGTATCTAATATCACAGTCTTCAATACTGATCCTTTTAATACATGGAAAAGTGCATTTAGAGAATGCGCTAAGTTAGCCAGCAAGGTAATAGAAAGACAAGACAATGACGAAACAATTAAACGATTAGATACATGGTGTGAAGTTGCTGATGGGGATTACGGATACTATGCCATTGCAGGAGCATTAGCAGGTCGTGCATACGGAGAGCAGAATAAAGGTAACTTCGAAACACTTAAGAAGATAAACGATTTTGACTGGTTAAGAGAAAAATTTAATGCAGGATAAAGCTAGAATACAAAAATTTATTCCTATTATGAATGAAGTTTCGCCAACTTTTTGTTTAGCGAAATGGCATCATACTACGATTTATTTACAGACAGGTGAAACTCATAGTTGTTACCACCCTCCTCCACACCCAATTCCTCTTGAAGAGTTAATAATGAATCCTGGTGCATTACATAATACTACTCAAAAGAAAATGGAAAGGCTGGAAATGCTCAATGGAGAAAAACCCAGCGGTTGTAACTATTGTTGGAATATAGAAGCACTAGGCGAAGATTATATCAGCGATCGAAAAGAAAGAAATGCCAGCATTTACAATCCCGAAAGATTTGATCAGATTAAAAACGGCGATTGGGATCAAAATATTAATCCTCAATATATAGAAATAAGTTTTGGTAACGAATGTAATTTCAAGTGCGGGTATTGTCACCCTAAACATTCAAGCAGTTATTACAAAGAAATAAAAGATCACGGTCCTTATACTATGGTTAAAAATCATAGGAACGACATTGATTGGTTTAAAATTTATGAAGAAGAAAATAATCCGTATGTAGATGCCTGGTGGCGTTGGTGGCCCGAAGTACGTAATACTCTGACAATTCTAAGAATAACAGGAGGCGAACCGTTACTGCAACAAAGTACTTGGCGCCTGTTAGAAGATCTGGAAAACAACCCGTCGCCTGATCTTGAACTTAATATTAACAGCAATTTTGGTGTAAAGCCTATACTTTTAGATAGACTTACTGAAAAGGTCAATAATTTAATAGAAAATAAAAAAATTAAAGATTTTAAAATTTTCACTAGTATGGATACTTGGGGTCCCCAAGCAGAGTATATTCGAACAGGATTAGACATTGAACTATGGGAAAGAAATCTCAATACCTACCTAACTAAAACCAATTTGCCCATAACATTCATGATTACCTTTAATATATTAACGGTTCCAAATTTTTCAACTTTATTAACTAAAATTTTAGAGTGGAGACAGAAATATAATCATGATAATCAAAACAAATGGCAACGTGTGAGATTCGATACTCCGTTTTTAAAAGAACCGTTACAGTATGATATGAATATATTGCCTAAAGAAGAATTCATGTCCTACATGTACGACCATTTAAATTTTATCAAAGATAATTTAGATGATAAAAATAGGTTTAAATTTAGTGAATTAGAATATGAAAAATTTTTAAGGGTAGTGAAGTACATGGAAACTACCAACTATAGCAATGATAAATTAACTGAAGGAAGAAAAGATTTTTATAATTGGTTCAACGAGTACGATCGAAGACGAGGAACTAATTTTGAAGAAACTTTCCCTCAACTAAGAAATTTTTTAGAGATGTGTAAAAATTATGGATAAAGACAATTTTTGTTTACAGCCCTGGGTAGGAATTCATGCATGGCCAGACGGGTCGGTTTTTCCTTGCTGTATGTACGATTCAAGTAAACCTCTTGGAAACATCAATCAAGAACATATTGAAGATTTAGTTAATAACGATTCTTACAAGCAATTAAGACACCAGTTACTAAACAACGAACGTCCTGAGGGATGTAAGCGTTGTTATCAGTTAGAAGAATCAGGCATTCAAACACTAAGACAATCAACCAGTGCTACGTTCAAGAAACATCTAATTCCTATTGTTGAATCAAAAAAAGATACAATGAGTGAAGTTAGGTATCTTGATATTAGATTTAGTAATATCTGCAATTTCAAATGCAGAACATGTGGCCCCGAATTAAGCAGTAAGTGGGGACCCGAGATTCCTCTTTTAAAAAATCAACCAGATCCTGGAATTATTCAAATACCAAGAGAAAAGTTTTGGAATTATTACGAACAGGCGTTGGAAACTGCTGAAGAAATAGTTTTTGCTGGGGGTGAGGCATTGATGCAAGAAGAGCATTATGCTGCCTTAACAAAATTGATCGAGATGAAACGCTTCGATGTCAAGTTAATGTATACTACGAATCTCAGCACGTTGAAATACAAACAGATAGATCTTTTTGAATTATGGAGTAAGTTTTATAGAGTTGAAGTGTATGCTAGTTTAGATGCATCATGGGAGCGTGGCGAATACTTACGAAAAGGCACTGTATGGAAAAATATAGTTGAAAACAGGAAAAAATTAAAATTATTGCCCGGCGTAAAATTCCATATCACACCTACTATAAGTCTTTATAATGTATGGCATTTTCCAGATTTCTATAAAGAGTGGGTACTAGAAGAATTACTAGAACCTAAGAATATTAGATTGAATATACTAACACAGCCTCCTCGTCAACAGGCCAATGTGCTAGAAAATAAACATGTCATTATTGATAAATGGAACGAACTAATTACATGGACCAAGGCTGTAATGAAAAATACAGAAGCCAGTTCAGCAGTAGTAAGTCAGTTTGAAAGCGTGATAAATTTTTTAATGACTGAACCAGACAATAAATTTAAATTAACAGAAAAATTTGGATACGTTAATCAATCAGTTGACAGCATTCGAAATGAAGATCTTTTTGAAACTTTCCCAGAACTTAGAGATCATTTAAAAATTCCATCGATGAGATCTAAAACGTTTTGTGTATTTCCTTTCTTTAATTTAAACAGCAATACAGATGGTAGTGTAAAACTTTGTTGTACTGTGCGAGATAATTCACACCTTAAAAAATCTGACGGTACTGAATTTAATTTAGGTCAGGATTCTATAGAAGAAATTTGGAATAACGAACATATGCAGAATGCTCGCTGGAAAATGCTAGTGGGTGAAGAAGTTTCTGACTGCCAAGTTTGTTATAGACACGAAAAATTATCCGGTAGTAGCAGTAGAACTGAATCTAATAAAAAATATCAATCTGATATTAATGTTATAAAGTCAGTAAATGAATTTTTACACAATTCAAAAGTATCTCTAGACAAATTAACTAGTTTAGAATTAAGATTGGGCAATACTTGTAATTTGGCCTGTAATTCATGTTGGGGCGGCAGTAGTAGTAAAGTCAATGAAGAACGGCAACGTATTTTAGATAAAGAGACGGAAAATAAAAAATATCAGGTAATGTGGGCCAGTGAACGAAATATTCCTGCTGATATTAATAAATGGTTTAAAAATGAAACATACAAAGATACTATGCAGAAAGTATCGGGTAATCTTAAAAGAATATACCTTACAGGCGGCGAACCGACTTTGATCAAAGAAAATAGAACATTACTAAAAAATCTTATAGAATCTAACAATACAGATTGTTTTGTAAGTTTTACTACTAATGGTACAACAGCAGAAGGCGAACTGTTAGATTTAATGTCTCATTTCCCTAATAATGAGATACAGATCAGTATAGATGGTGTTGGGTATGAAGGAAATTATATTAGACATCCTTTAAATTGGCAAGAATTTGATAATAACTTTACTGCTATTGCAGCCCTGCCAAATATCAAGATTGTTGTTTATTCTGTGATCAGTGCTTACAATTTATTTTCTTTACCAGACATATGGCGTTATCTCGATAACAAAGCAGAATATCGCCCTGTGGGTTGGTATCCTATTTTCTTAGATAATCCAAATTTTATGCGCACTACAATATGGAGTAGTGAAATGAGATCAGATGCTGTGATTAAAATGCAAGAAGCAGAGGGACAACTAAAACATCTAAATAGATATGTAGGTCAAGAAGTGTTCCAAAAAATTTACGAATACTATTACAGTGAAGAATACCAAAAAGATAAGATCAGTGAGTTTTTAGAATTTAATAGACTGCTGGACAAACATAGAGGCACGAATTTCGAGTCTACATTTTTTGAGATATCATGCCGAATCTAATAGCCATTTCTCCCAAAGACAATCCGTACCTTGCTATAACATGGCAGGTTAATAATTTTTGCAATTATAGGTGTAGTTATTGTAACGAAGGAAACTGGAGTGGGTCTTACACTAATGAAGATAAAATTGATGTTTTATTAGAAAATTTAGAAAAAATAATAAAATATTATCAAGATAACGGTTATGTATATTTCAAGTTTTATTACAGTGGCGGTGAACCTACCCTCTGGAAAGGTTTAATACCAGTATCTAATTTTCTCAAAGAGAGATTGGGTCATAATGTAACTTTAGGAATTAATACAAACCTAAGTAGAAAAATTTCTTGGTGGGAAAAACATTATCAATTGTTTGATGATGTAGTTGCTAGTTATCATCCTGAGTTTGCAAATAAATCAAATTACTTAGAAATTGCAGAATTTTTACAAAATAAAGTAAATTATCTTTGTTTAAGAATGATGCTGTTAGAAGAAAAGTTCGATGACATGTTAACAGTAGGAGCAGAAATTAAAAGTAAATTAAAGAATTACAATCTTGAATGGGTTCCGCTATTAGATGAAATGAGTGTTGTAACGGGCCCGTGGAAATACAAAGATTCTAGAATATCGGATTTTATATCAAAAAATAATTTTGAATCTAAGGTAACTATATATAAACCCGAACCAAAAACAGTAATTGCTTCAGTAGAAAAATACGATGATGGCACTGTAAAGACTTTGAATAGTAATAGAATTGTAGCAGAAAACAGAAATTTTTTCCAAGGATGGAAATGTAAAGTTCAGGAATCTATTTTTATTTCACCTAGCGGAACAATGAGAGCCGCAAGTTGCGGCCAAGGACCAATGTTAGGAAACATATTTGATGTTTTTAAATTAACGTCAAATGACGTTATCTGTCAAAAGGACTATTGTCATTGCGGAACTGATATATTAATTACTAAAGAAAAATGACCAGAAAAAATTTTTGCCTATATCCTTTTGCTGCGTTTAGTCTTGATAATGCAGGCAGACAACGTATATGTTGTAATAATCAAGGATATGATAGATTAGAAAAAAATAAAGAATTTAACGATCCTACGTTTGAAGTCTTAGAATCTTTTAATAATGATTTTCATAAAGAAATAAGAAAATATTTTATAGAAGATAAAAAACATCCTACTTGTAAAAAATGTTGGGAGATTGAAAGTAACGGAAAAATAAGTTGGAGACAATGGTTCAACGAAAGTTTCGGAGTTTCAATGGATGAAGAATATTGGATTTCGAAATGTGACGCAGACGGCACTATCAAAGAAGCAGAATTTTATTATCTAGATATCACGTTCGGTAACAGATGTAATCTTAAATGCGTAATGTGTAACGGATTTAACAGTACTTTATTTCTAAAAGAACAATTAGATACCAAACAAATACCTATAGAACATTATGATAGGATGATGAAGTTAGATTGGTATCATGACGGAAGTTGCCTTGAAAAACTGTATCCTTTTGTCAGCAAGGTTGAAAGAATACATATTGTTGGCGGCGAACCTTTAATAATTGATCATCAAGCATTTTTACAAAAATTTATTGATCTCGGAATATCTAAGAACATAGTATTAAGTTATAATTCTAATCTTACTAAAACACCAAGAGAAATATTAGACTGTTGGAAAGAATTCAAACGTGTTTATTTGTGTGTAAGTGTTGATGCTTACGGTAAATTAAATGAATTTATTAGATATCCAATGAAATGGAATAAGTTAATAGATAATTTAGAAACTATTGATGCTGTGGCTAAAGAACAAGAAAATATTAGCATACAGATACATGCAACATTTAGTTCATTAAACTGTGATAGGATTATAGAGTTTTTAGATTGGCACAAAGAAATATCTACACAATTAACATCGATTGAACCTCATCCCATGTTCAATTATGTTTATAACCCTAAATATTTTGATCCAACACATCTTCCTCAAGAAACTAAAAATAAAATATACGAAGATTATATCAAATGGGAATCAAATAATCTCGAATACTTAGAAAGAAACGGAACCAGAGAAAGAATTGATATGTTGAAAAGTTATATCGAAAAAATGATAAAGTCTGGAAGAAACGAAAAACTATATCGAGACGGCATAGATAAAATTGCTTTCTTTGAAAAAGTAAGAGATATTACTTTTCCTACTAAAACAGAGTCTTAGTTGAATCGGTAATATCTCTTTTCAATCTTTCTATATCTATTTTAAAATCTATCTTTTTTATTTCGTCTTTGTACTCTTGAAGAGTCTCTAATAGTTTTTCTGCGATAGATTCTGGAGCAGACCCTTGGAGTTGAGCACGTACATCAATCTGCCATATCCTGCCATCTTCAAACGTTAAATGTACCATTTCAAGATATGCAACAGGCATGGTATTCATGTACATATCTTCAAATACCTCCGGCCACTCTTTTACAAGATGCATTGGCGGTCTAAACAACGGCTTAGGCATCTGCTGTTTCTTTAGTCTTTGAAGATTTTTTTACAGTCGGATCTAGATCTTCTGCTTCTTTACGTAGACGTGCTGCTTCTTTGTATAGTGCATCTGCTTGACTGCGTAATCCTTTAGCAATATCTTTGTCAGATAATATTTCATTCTGCTGTGCTTGAATTTTTGCAGGCTTGCTAGGTTCTCCTAGATCTTTTCCTAGGTCGTTAACTGCGGCAACATTTTCTACAGTGGCATCTGACTGTTTTGGAGCACCGGATACAAATGTACATAGATCGTCAACAGCACAGTTTTTTTGCTCTGCTATCAACGAATTTAATTGATGCAACGGAATGTTATCATTGGGTGTAGGAGTCATTAGAACAGAATCAGTAGTTACTCTTTCCAATAATCCGTCTGCTCTTAGTGCCTGTAGCATTGGACGACCATCTGGAAAACTTCTAATAAAAAGAATTTCACCAAACTCAAAAACTTCTTGAGCCTGATCACTTTCTACTACTTTCATAATAGAGTCGTGATATGTATCAGATAACTGAGCCACAGGAATAACTAGAGAATAGTTAGATTCTCCGGGGAGCGTCCTGAATACCACCAAAACTTTCGCTCCCGATTTGATCATTCTACCAGTGTGTTTTAGTGCTCTCATATTATTGTTCCTTTTTGTTTACTGAATCTAAAAATGCAGTTAATTTGTTGTAAGTCTTACCAACAACTTCTAGTTCGTTGGCCTTAAATGCACCGCGCTGAGATGCGATATCGATGATATTTCTCACGGCAGCAAGATCAGTAATATTTAGATCAGGTGCAGTAGGTTGTGGCGCAGCAGCAGCATCGACAGGCGCTGTAGCGGCTTCTTGATTTTTTACTTCTTCAGTCATTAATTTCTCCTTAAATGAGGACAGGCTAGTATAAAATAAGTTATCTCTTTTTGATCTTCAAACCCTGCAAATCTGGCTGTTTTTAATTTTCCATCTTCGGTTACATAAGGCTGAGGAATGATATAATATCTGCCTTTTAAATTAGCAGTAATCCAATTTTCTATAGTTTGGTCATTGTCCCATTCTACGGAATGGATCATCACTTTTGAAAAATGCGGAACAGCAGTATTCATTTTTCTGCTGTCTAAGATATCAAGAGCATTAAGATCTAACATAACGAATTTATTTACGTAATAAGTTTATTGAGGTTGGGATTCTTGGCTTAATCTTTTGGCCATGGCTTTGGCTGATCCTAATTTTCTAACATCTCCAGAAAACAGGTATAACTCAAATGCAGATTTTTCAGATAAAACTTTGATATATCTTTTTTCTAAATGCCAGGGAGTTTCTAAGAATTGGTCTAACCAAATTAGTACTTGAGGACCTATGGTAAGATCTTTTGGTAAATCTATTTTATAAATTTTAATGTCTGCAACAGTTTCTAAAAATTCTAGACATTGATCAGTGATACGGAGACCACCGTTGGATTTTTCTCTTGTGCTGAACCACCATCGTGATCGGCAGTCTTTGACATTTTTCTCATCAATGGGTAAGCCGGCCGCCTTTAAAAAAACTTCAGTATATCGGTCTTTATTGTCCATCACTCATTTCAATTCTTCGCCGGTAGTTAATTTATAAACTGAAAAGTCTTTGGTTTTAAATAATTTATTTAATTTCTTGGCGAGATTGTGAGCGTGTCCTGGATTGCTAAAACTTACCTTCTTATATTTAGGTCCGGGATAATTGGCCAGCAGACTACCACTTTTTAAATTAAAAGGTTTGCTCTGGTAAAACACAGCCCAGATAGCCTCGCTTTCTAAAATTTGTTCCACTTTATAATTCTCTTTGTTTGCATGTTCAAGAATTACTTTAGGTTTTGGTCTGCTCATCTATATACGTATCCTAATAAACCACGTATATATTTATCAACTTTAGAACGTTCCTCCGTCGAACTTAACATCGATCTTAGTAGTTGATTCGCGTATTTCCGACAGCATTTGATGTATTTCTTGAACAGTTGAACCTAATTTAGATGTTAGAATAGCCAATTCGGCAGTTAAATCACGTGCTTCTTGTATAGTGATTCTAATTTCTTTCTGTTGACTCTTTTCAGCAACAACAGTTCTAGAAATTATTTTTTCTATAGTAGGTAATGTAGTAGGTAATTTATTTTGAGACACTTGATAGTACCTGTTTCATTTCAATTTCAGTTTTAAACGGGCCTTGATATGGATATCTTTGTAGTGTGATTAATTTAGGGCAAAAACTTTTAACCCACCCTTTATCAAACTTGATGATATAATAACCGGCACAGTACAGGCTTTTTGAATCTTCGCTCTTAGTAAATAGAGGTAATTTCTTTTTAATGTCATAAAGAGGATTATGAGGTTCGGCACTGGTACTGAATCCGTGAACCTCGTTGGGTAATGCAGTATCACTTTCTTTTACAATCTTAACAACAAAAAAGTCTTTACCGAATTGGTCAGTTAAACTTTTTTTGTTTTCGTAGATCTTTATTCCTAACTCATTGCTCATTACAAAACGATTGTCTTCGTTTTTTCTTAGAGTAGCAATTTTTTCTCCGTCTTGTTCAACGATCCAAAATTTATTATCGATGATTGGTTTAGCATGTATCTCTGTCATAGTGTGTACCTCGCATTTAGTGGTTCAGCATAACTTTGCGCCTGTTCGGCAATTTTTTTCAAATCATATAGATTACAAAATTTAATCAGTCTAATACCTACTTGACTGATATTTTTATTTGCATCAATAGCCTGTGAGATAGTTGTGGCAATGATTTCTTTAATGTCGTCTGGTTGATGACTCAAATCAATCAGTCGACGATTGCGTTCATAATCTTCTAGTACACGATGTTCTTTGCCTTCGTGGTCAGTCCATCTCTGAAGCATGAGATTGTTCCACGCAAATCCTTTGGTTTTACGATCTTCGAACGCTTCAGTAAGACCCACTTTTTTGCTTGTGCCTTTAGTACGCACACCTGGATACGCTGAGAAGACATTATCACTGGTATCACCACGCATACATTTTTCGAATAACAACCATTCTGGATCTGGGATCGCTTTTGGCTCTTGTGTTTTCTTGTCGATAACTCTTTTACCTTTTGCATCAAAGATACCTTCGTGTGTAATTGTAGTTTCCATAACACCGTTGTACTGTTTCACATTCGGTGCAATTAATTGTACAAAATCAGTGTCTGTGCTGATAACCACGTGGTTATCATTGGGATGTGTTTGAATCCAGCCAGCAATTAAATCATCAGCTTCTAATTGTGGATGTTGTAGAACCGTACAGTTAGTTTTGTCTTTGATAAAATCTTTAAAGGTATCAAATGCTTCCCAGAATACTTTTTCTTCTTCTGCTTCACGTTCTGTATGTGCCGCTCTAGCTTCAGCACGTTGGGCTTTGTAGGGTTTATAAAAATCTTTACGCCAGCTACGCCCCTCTAAGCAGAAAATAACGTGACTGCCTTGAAAATCTTGCCAGGCTTTTTTTACACTATTTAAAGTGATGTGAAAAGCCATACCTAATTTGATATCAGCGTCTCCGTTAATAACGTGACGAGCACGAAAGAATGTGTTTGCAGTATCAACTAAAATATATGTCATAGATTCTTTTTACGAATTTCATTAATATCAATAACGCCTGTGTTTACAGGGCCTCCAAGATCTCCGTCAACTACTACATTGGAACATAGTTCAC